CTCTTTAGCAATCTGATTACATAGTTCTTCTTGTAGCTGTCCACGTCTAGCACACCATTGAGCTATACGAACATACTTTGATAATCCAATTACTTCGCCTGTTGGAATCAAACCAATAATAGCTACACCTTTAACTGGTTGATGATGATGTGAGCACATAGAAACAAGTTCTGCTTTGACTGTAAGCATTCCTTCAAATCTATTAGAACCATTATTAGGAAAGGCAGTTACTTTAGGTCTTGGTTGATAACGACCAGCCATTAGTTCATTTATATACATCTTAGCTAATCGTCTTGCTGTATCTCTACTATTGTTATCATTTTCTATATCAATAATTAACGTATTCAGTACATCTTCAAATGCATTTTCTACCTCATCTATCAACAAAGGTAATTCACCATCTTGAATATATTTTGATATATTATCACATGCTTTGTAGCTTGCATTAGCTTCATTTATTCTTTGTTTAATCAATGCTACAGTACTCAATTTCATATATTTTTCTTTTTCAATTTAGGAGGTAAAGGAGGATAGTATCCCCAAGATTTTAATAAAAAACAAGGTGTCCCTTCAGGTAATCCATTTTCTAGCCAATCTCTTGTAAAGCTATGTTCCAAAATACCACGATGATAATGAACTCTCATTCCCCCACAAGCCCCTGATGTCATTTCAACATCATCAAATACCCCATGTGTAAATTCACCGTCTTCTTTATTATATCTGGGTGATCCTCTCCATCTTTTTATTCTAGGAAACCAATTGTCTAAATTCATTTCTCCCACCAGAAATCAAACCACTCAGGAGTATCTAATCTGTTAATCTGTCGACCATAATAATTTGGTTTAATTTTTGCTTCATTGATGTTATTGTAAATAAGGACAGCTGTATCCATATTCCAAAATTTACCAAAGATTTCAAGAAAAGTCTTTCCTGAATCTACAATATCATCAACTAATAATATTTTTTTATTCTTAAGTAAGAACCACGTTACCATACTTGCATCTTTGTATATAGATGACCAAGTTAGTGTTCGTAATGGTAAACCTAATCTATGAGATAAATGTACAGCTGGAATCAATCCACCTCTTTCAACTCCAAGAACAAAATCATATTTTTTATCAGACTTTTTAATTTGTTTTACTACACTGTTAAGATCTTTTTTGTATTCATTATATGGATACTTAATTGTTTTCATGTGCCCCACTCATTCTTAAATAAAGGTATTTGTAATCTATCGCTATATCTCCAACCATTTTCCATAGCAATCTTAGCTATTTCGCCTTTGTTAAAATTATACATAGCTTCATCACCACCACAAGGCATTACATACACATCATACTTTGGAATATCATAATATTTTTCTGTATGATCACAATAAAAACCTTCTGGTACTGTTTTGTTGTATAGTTCAACAGCTTCTTTTACTTCTTCTACATCCTCTTTTGTAGCTATTACAAACTTTAGATATGCATCACCCATCAATCTATAACTATCTACAATACTTGGACATATTGCTTCTTCCCATTTCTCTCCTGATACTGATAGCTTTGGAGAAACAGAAAAAGTTAATCTCTTTTTATTATTTTTAAATCTTGTATTAAAGTATTCCCTGAACTCTGGAGATAACTTTTGTGTTCCGTTTGTTTCAAAAGTAATATGTTTCAGAGATTTCATTCTATGTTGTTCTAATAACTTTGGATATGCTTTCTGCCAACCAAGTAAAGGTTCACCACCTGTTATAACTAAGTGCTCTTCATGCCAGTTACCTTTTGGTAGCAGTAGACTGATCCTGTTATTAATTTCTTCCACATCCATGACAGGGCTAAGATGCTTAAAACGAACGTCCCAACTAGCATAAGAATCACATCCCGTAGAAACCAGAGGAAGGTCATCATATCTTTTGAAAGTTTTTGCTTTAGCTGCAATTGCTTCACGTTCATTACTTAATTCTCCTTTAGGCATTCCAAACCCTTGACATTTAAAATTACATCCAAATGTCCTTAGGAACACACTTGGAACACCCATGAAGCGTCCTTCGCCTTGGATACTATAAAATATTTCTGCAATTTTTATCTTATTCATTTAAGTGTTTTTCTATAACAGATAATTGATCTTCATATTTTGCAATCATATCAAGCTCTTTTTGTATTGTTTCAATTAGATCTCCATGTTCAGCAACACCGACACTTCTTTCCAAAAGAACTTCTGCATTGAGTTTGTGTTTTGCAATATTCCCCTGTGCTACTTGCCTGACAGCACTTATTGCCTGCAATCTTACACTATTCACTTTTTCCCCTTTTTAATTTCCTTTTTACTTGGTTCTATAGTATCCATCTGCTTCTTCATATTCTCTATCAATTGTTCAATATAATCATTGTTACCTTCAATTTGACTCTTAAACATTTCGAGATCAATGTTCTCCAACATTTTATATTTTGTTACTTGTTGTTTTTTTTCTTTTTGTATTCTTCTAATGAATGCATAATATATTATTTGTGTATAGTATGCAAATGGGTTAGAAGATTTGGCAGGATCAAATTTGTCTACAGCTACAAGACAATTCTCAATTCCATCAGATATCATATCATCACGATATGTATAATTTATAAAATTACCTTTATAGGATAAATGTGTTGCTATCTTTAAAAAACATTCGCCCAAGTAATTAGATACTAAAGGCTTATCAATCTGTAATTCAACTGATTTATTTACTTTTCCTTTGTGATCTATTAATGCTTCTAAAAACTTTTTATTATCTACATAATGTGTACTTTTAGGGTTGCTAATGGAAAGTTTTTCCAAACTTTTTGTCTCTTTTTGTGTCGTAGTGCTCATCTTCTAATTCCGTTTTTTCTAGTTTGTCTTCCTCAACTGCAAGATTTTCGTCATAATCTTTTATAAAAGACTGATACTGTACGACAGCATCATCATCTAACTCCGTCATTACTACAATTGATTCAGTAGGAATAGATATTATATCTTCTTTTGCTATTCTAATCCACGGAGACATAGTGTATGTTTCCATTATTGATTGTCCAGATGGAATTTTAATTGTACCAATTTGCACTGCGTCTAATACATCAATTGCTTTTTTATCTTTGAATGTTTTTATCTTCTCGTCAGTAGTAACAATAATTTGTTCACCATTTGATAATTTTAAAAATTTAATGTTTCCTTCTGTCTCTTGTGTCATAAATCGACCTTTATAAGTGAATAATCGAATTCTTCATCTGCATATATCTTTATTCTTTCAACCATATGGTGAAGTGTATAATTTTTTCTTGATCTCCATGACATGTCATCACCTATATCATATAACTTACATTTGGATTTATTATCACCAACTCTTAAACCTCTTCCTATAGATTGTAAGTTTCTAATTCTTGATTTAGAAGGTGAGGCAAATATAATGTTATGTAGGTTTCTTATATTTATTCCTGTAGAAAAAGTACCAAAAGATGCAATAATAATTGCATTAGTTTCTTTTTCTGTTATCTTTCTTGCATTCTCTCTTTGCTCTGTGTCTGTTCCTCCATATATAAAAAATATTTTTCTATTTCCTGCTTTTTGCAAAACCATATCATACAATATTTTACCATGCTTTTCTACAAACTGAAACAATACTAAAGAATTGCCTTTCTGATCTAATGTTAAGTTTCTAATAAATTTGTTTCTAGGTTCATGTTGAACAAGAAAATCCATTTCATCTTGATACTTTAGATCTTTGTTTGCTTTCTTTAGTTCATCTTTATATTGTAATATAATTGCATATATTTTAAGATCAGCTAATTGTTTAGCATCAATAAGACTTTTTGTGGTTGTAGTCTTGTATACAGGTCCAAATAATCCTTCTAATACAAGTTTATGTGTCTTAGTTCCATCTAAAGTTCCTGTAGTTCCTATACGAAACGGACTATTAACACATTTATGCATTATTTGAGTTAAAGATTTAGCTTTAAACAAATGACACTCATCACCATATACAGCTTGAAAATCTTTAAAATAATTCTTTGGAAGTTTGTATAATGATTGCCATGTAGAAATAGTAATACGTGATGTGTTAGATTTTTCTGCAGTTCCATATATTCTATGACACCAATCAGAAGCGTTCCATTCCTCATCTAAAAATGAATAATCTTGAAAGTCTGAATAGAGTTGTTCAACTAAAGAAGTAGTAGGAACTATAATTAATTGTTTTCTTGCAACACCCCA